ATTACGCCACAGTCGCTTGTTTGATTGGTGCCCCAGGGGAGACTCGAACTCCCAGAATTTGGTTTCTAAGACCAACATGGCTACCAGTTACATCACCGGGGCATATGAGATTACACTCTATGTTTAGAGCAAATTCAATAATTTTGCTGCTTGTTCAAACTTTGTTGGTTTTGTAGCCCGCAAACTCAAACAAATTCTGTCAGCTGTTGTTGTCACAATTCGATGCGGAATGTTTATATTAACTAACGCAGCTTTTCCTGCTGTTCCTGACCATTTAGCAAGTGGATTTATATTGCCAACTCTTGAATTGCTCCATCGAAAATGTGAAGACTGATCTTCAATGAAGTCATCTGGTGGTACATCTAGATCGACCCACTGCATTTCGCCGTGACCATAGATTATAAAATTAATTGCAAATTCTCTTGTGTGCTCGTCGGTATGAATGGTACCGGTATGATTACGTATACACTTAAAAAGAGTTGCACGCCATTGAGGTAAAATTATACCTTTGTTGGCAAACCACAATAATCCTTCGTCACTTACAAAGTCTTTAATATCAACAGATTTAGGGCTATGCCCGGCATCAGCAATCATTGGATATCCAGAAAACATAATAGATTCTGAATCAGCACCTTGCGGAATAGTTATAAAACTGTTGATAAAATCTGGTAATTCTAAATAATATGGCATGCTGATATTTATAGCACACCTAATTTGGTATTGAATTTGCAAGTAGTAGCACCACACTATTGCTACCATTCCCCCGAATTAACAAGCTCGAGCGGGGTTCGGTACGTCACTCGGGATACTTGTCCAGATGATACTCATTGTATGCCGATCCCACTCAAGCGATCAGCCGGGTAACGACCCCGCATCCTTCTACTATATCAGTCCTTCGAAGAAACCTTTATAGCGTGACTTTCTCTTGCTGACACTTACAAAACTTGGCGGTCTTAGGGGGTAACGATCCCCACTCTTACGGCGTGACAAGCCGTCGTGCGTCCATGAACACTTTAAGACCAAATAAGGACAAGCTACTGGTTTCCACACCAGCCCTTGATTGAGCAGTTACTCTGTCCATCCCTTTTATTCTAACGTCTGTGTGCAGAGGGAACTGCCTATCAGATTCAGGGTTTCCCCGCTAACGGTCTTCTGCCACCGGATCTCTATCGCTAATCAAACGCTACTTTAACGAAAGTAGTAACGGGATTCTTACCATATAGGAACACACTACGTATCTTAGTCACGTGTAGTTTTGGAGGGCTACACTACAGACCCAAATAGTTAGACCGCGAATCTAACCCAACCTGGAGTATGTTCTTATATGGCAAACTCATTGCGGGCAGGACTCGAACCTGCATCGCCGTCTAATATCGACAGCATCCTAGCCAATTAGAAGACCGCGAGTTCTTGAGGTTAATTACTCCCCAATATGGATGTAACCTGCAGATTACATTTACCATATAGAAACACACTGCTTCTGTCTCTGAGGACTTCTGATGGACTAGGTCACAGCCTAGGACAATGTGTTTTTATATAATACCATGTCAATTGAATTTGTAAGTAGCAGCACCTCACTCATTGCTGCCATTCTACCTGTATTTTCTTAAACGCGGCCGACAGGATAGAGGTACGTAGTAATAGTTGATACTTGAGCGTTGCAATTTTGTTGGACTCGTACCATTCTCTCACATGGCTTTCGACACCATGCTTTCTCAACATCTACACTTACAAAACTTGGTGGATAACAGATGCCGTAGCACCCGCTTCTCCATAACTTGGTAGAGCATAGCGGAGTCGAACCGCTCTTAGTGGACTGAAAACCCACTGTCCTAACCGATAGACGAATGCTCCATGATTCACTATATGAAAACACACTTATTCAGGAACGTGCTAACAAACATCAGATGGCTACCCTTATGTTTATCAACTGTCATTACTGCCCACATATTCCGTCGCGTTTCCGGATCAACTGAGGCTCAGTGAGTGCCTATTTCATGTAAGTGAGGGAGTAGCCGAGCTACGGCGGGCGCATCAAATCCCATAATCCTGATCAACTTACCTAACGGTGTGGGTAACCTGTATAACTGTGTTTACATATAGTGCCCAGAACTCGATCTGGGTACACTATACAAAATTGTATTTTTAATGAACCTTGCTGCACTGCGTCGATGCACTGTGCTGCTTTCTAACTAGTCTCTAGTATAACACCAAGTGCAATACTGGTCAACCGGTTTTGTAAAACCCTACAATTTGGAAGGACTTTACAAATCTTGCTGTTTTTCCCTACTTGCCGCTATTGTAGCAGTTGGGCAATTAGTGGTCAACCACCAAAAAAAAACCCGCCTAGTTGGCGGGTCTTTCGTGAAATTTGTGTAGTATCAAATATCACTAGGCCCGCTGAAGTCATAATCCAGCGCCTCACTACTCGAATAATTGAGTGAGGGTATCTCTCGGGACAGTTGGGCTTGTTGCATAATCATAGTGTATTATATATGACAGTTGACGAAAAAGCAATAGTTTTCGACAAATTCAATCAATTATCACTTGCTCGTAATCTTCTTGTCCACAACCACAGTCAGGACACACAAAATCATCGCTCAAGGTGCTCCATGCACCTTCTGTTTCTTCATCGTGTACGTGACCGCACACTACGCAAACGTGTTCTACTTTGGCCATTATAGTGTCTCCATTACTTGTTGATATGCTGCTGCATGACGTTTCTCGACCTTGGTCAATGCTGCAAAACGCTTTTGAGCCTTTTCTAACACACGCTGGAATTGTTCTGCGTGTGCCTTGCTTTCTTCAATCTGCTGTTCAATTTCAGATGCAAAATCTGTGTTGCCTTCGTTCAATGCAGCAGTGGCCATTCTAGGATACATGTACATGAATTCTTCAGTTTCACCTGCAATGGCCATTTCCAAACATTCCCGAGTCGATGGCTTGTTAATCAGCAATTCCAAATGGCCCCAGGCATGCAGCAGTTCTTGATCTGCTGTGTGTTCAAAATGTTTGGCAACATCTTCATGCCCTTCCTCACGGGCAATACGAGCAAAATAGCGATACTTGATGTGCGCTTGGCTTTCGCCAGCCAACGCACTTTTTAAATTTTCAATGGTAATTGACATAAGTCCCTTTCAGTTAAAATATCATTGTATAGATATTTACTATAGATGTCAACTACAAATAGCAGTTTTGCAATTGAAATTTTCTATAATGGCGTTAGGCCAGCTTCCTTACTATAACTTCATCTTGCCACCCAAACACATTTTTGATTTCATCTTGAATCCACCCCGGCAGCTGGTCCAGATCATCAGGTGTTTCGCAACTTGGCCAACTGGGATCTTTTATGTTTTCGTAAAAAATGCACCATCGAGTCTTTCTATCATTTCTTAAGATAGAACGAATTTTTTTAACTTCTGCACTATAGTGAGTAGCATTGTTAATAATTGCTGTAAAAAGTTCCTGATGTGGTATCGATAACGATATGCTTAGATCGTCAATGATGTTTAGTGATTCTTGATGTAATTTTTTTATTATGCCGAAGTTATGGAATAATATTTTTTCAATTTCGTCATCATGTTGACGGTTATTCATTAACCACTCTGCGTTTTTTATTGCTGCATTAACTTTGTCAATGCACATTTCTCCGTCTGTGTCAGTAACTGGTAACAAGTGATCTATTGTTTGTATACCTAATGATTGCAATGCTGCACAACATCCTTGATGACCTACTAGTATGAATGGATGATGATTGATTATCGTCATCCAGATTTTTTCTGAAATAAATGACTCGATATTATGCGGATACGCAGTCTCGGATATAATACTCAATCGGGTATTGCTAAAAATATTTACAATTAGATCACCATCCTTAGATTCAGACCACCCGGCTCTATTATTTGAATCAAATGTTGAACCACTTATTTTGTTCTCCATGCAATATTGAAAAAATGTATCAGGATCATCAATATCCCACATCTTGATCATGTCTCTGACATTTTTACTTGGCAATTCGCTTGGGTAAGGAATGGTAAAATATAAGTTTTTTATAAAATTAGTTTTATAAGCTTCGGCTAGTAAACCTATGCGATTTATTCTTTCTAATCCGCCGGTCAGTAGCATAGCATGATCAGCTTGTTGATTCCAACTGCGATTGTTGATTGGATATCTGTGCCATTGCCATACTAAAAAAAAATTAATATATCTTATGTTGGCATGCGGTAACCATAGCGACTCTATTTTTTTAAATTGCCAATCAAGAAGAAATGTCAGTCGCTTGTTCAATTCTGCAGCAAAATTAACAGTGGCCAACATTGTGGGATAAAAGTGAAACGGTTCGTATTCAGACAACATAAGAACCACAAGGTCACGGTCAGAGTTAGCAATGTCTTGTTTCAAAATTTCTAACACTGGGACAATATTGTCAGTATCAATAGTTTCATGATACGTCATTAAATTAATAATAGTTGTCATAGAGTATGCTGATTGATGAATAAAAGATTAGGCACAATATGAGTATATTGATAGTAAGGATCAACTGGGTATCCGTGTTTGGCAGCTAATTGAGTGTAATCATGAATTTCAGGAATGCTTAATTTTTTCCAGTCAATGCCAAAATCTTTACACTCTTGTTTTACCCATAATGGTAACTGATCAAAAAAATCGTCTGACGTATCATATGCAGGCCAATCAGGGCCTTTAACTTTATGATATGTTTTTTCAATATTCATGGTGTTACGTTTAACTGCCGTGTTGTATTGCAATACGTATCTGTCTTGTAGTTGCTGTTGCCTCCGGGCTGACCACAACTGCTGCGAATTGTCTAACATTTTTGGAAAATTTTGATAAAGTTTTACACGTTTTTCAAACCAAGCATTATGAAGTTGAGATGCTGACTCAGTGACTGGTTTGATTCCTAATTGATGGCATAATTTTTTGTAGTACATTGTAGGAAACACAGGATTTAAAAATTCTGTCATATCTACATATAACATTGGTAATTTAGAATTTTTTAAAATGTCATAATGTTTAGCTTCGTCGTGATGCATGCCGTAACTGTCAGAAAAAGAAAACAGATAATGTCTGCTTGCGTTGGTCCATTGAACTCCAATGTTGTTACTAAATGCATCAGCTATAATAATTTTAAAGTTATTAGATAGCTTTACATTATATACATGCCCTTGAATTAAATCTATTTTTTCTGAATCTGAAATATGACTACTTCTAAAAGTACCCTCACCGCCAATCCAGTCACCACCAACTGTGTATCTTGCTATGCATGCTGCTAGCCGATTTGAGATTGTGCTTTCTAATAGATTTGCATTGGATGAATAACAATCTTCTCCTAGTGTGAGTAGTTCTCCCAGAAAGTTTCCACCGTGACACGCAGGATAGACTATTGCATATTTCTGTTGCATACAATCAAGTTTGAAACACAAACTCCTGAGACACAATTCCACCCCTGCGAAGATTAAGTAAAATTTCGTCCCAGTTGGATTCAAATGCCCAACGCTCAAAAGAGCTTGGCCGCTGGTCTAATCCATAAAATATCAAGGTATGTAGCTCGTCAGAAAAGTCACCGGTTGCATGCCAAAATTTATCAGCGGTGGGATATGATTTTTGTGGTTGATGAGTTCTCTTGGGCATAAGGATTGAGCCAGCAGGATATGTTAAATTTTGAAACAAAGACAACATATTTTTCTGTTCTCTACCTGTGATAGTTTCTTTGAATTTTTCTGGATAATACCCTTGGGATTCAAACTGTGGTACAAGGTCAGATAGATAAGCATTTAGAACAGCAGCGCCTGAACCTGTGCAGATTGATTCTGGAGTATCCATGACCTGATTAAATGCTCTATCTACATATAAAAATTTCCATTGTTGACTGGCTGAATCAAACCATATATTAGGCTGTTGAAATCCAAACAAATCAAACTGATTCACATTGTCTAGTACGGACCGACACTGGTTGTTGTATTCATAGATACCTTTCATCATGCCTGGCTCTACATAGCAAAAATGCATGAACTTTTTATGCCACTCGGGGTCAGAGTAAAACCAATTGAAATAATCGTTGTCGCAATTGATTATGGTCAGTTTGGTTGATGCAAATTTTTCTTTATAGTGTTGTGCAACCGGGATAGCACATCGATCAACCTCGGCCAAGTTGCAAAACACCACCAATGGATCAGTTGGAGTGTATCGAACCATCACAATTTCGTCAAACGCAATGTCATACTTGAGCGCAGTGTCAAGAACTATACGTGAGTCGGGGCCGCCAGAAAACCAAAAACGCAAATAAGAATGTTGATCTCTTAAATGAAGCAAATGATCTCTAACAGCATGTTCAAAACTAACAGCACGGTTGATTGAAAATTTGTAATCGTCAAATCCGTTACCCAACACAAACTTATAGTCAGCAGTGTAGTCGATATCCCATTGAGAATACACAAGTTTTGTGTTGTTGACGTAGTGCATTATTTTTTAATTGATTTCAACAGAAAGTCAACTTGCTCATCAGCTGATGCCGTGGACATTTTTGTCATGAACTGTCTGGTCTTGAAATAGTCTTGCAGCGGTTGTGTCTGCAACAATCTAGCCATATCAGCTCGTAATTCAGTTTGAAGACTGGCAGGAATATTTTTAGAAGCAGCATATACCATCATGTAGTAGTTCATGACACTTTGATTGATTTCACCCAGCGGGCGTGTGCCCAACAACTCAGTTGGACCAGTATTGTGAGTACACACTGCCTGACCATTGCGTTCGATAACTTTACCCGAAGTTCCTAATACGTATTCAGTTTCTTGTGCAGCAGCACCTCGTATCTGCGCCCCACTACCGGTATAAATCACAGTTTTGACTGTGCCCGGACTAGCAGCCCTGATAGCATCAGTGACCCAGGTCAGTGTGCTTGGAAACGCTTGAACACTGATACGATATGTACCGGGTGTGGTAAAAATAGCATTGGGCGCAGTTTTGCCCACAGCACAAAGATAGTCTGGTGCATAGTACCAAATTGATATCATGTTTTGTGCAGCCGGCGGCGCAAGATAACATTCGTGATCTAACGGCAGCAGATGATCTCGATTGGACCATACTGCTATTGTGGGTTTCTTGGTAACCTTTAGCTCTTGCGCCATGGCTGCACAGTTGCCGTTGTATAACACAATTGATGTGTCCCACCCCAGTTGTTTAAGACCTGGAGTCAACAGTTCAGCAATATTTTGATCATTTGTTCCGCCGCCCCACGGAATCAAAAATGTAAATGTTTTGTCAGCAGCTGATGCGCTAACAGCAATAACCATAGCAGTCACGAGAGTCAATAGTTTTTTAATCATAGAGTATCCTTTAAAGTTGATTATAGAACATATAGTTGCAAAAGTCTATATGCAGTTGGCCAAAAGTGTGGTCCAATAAGCCACACAAAGATCATCGGAACAGGATCAATTTTTTTCCAGTATAAAAAACGTCCTATCACGACAGAAATTGCAAAAACAATCATGTAAAAGACTGAGCGATCTGAGTCCATGCCCAGATACCAAACATCACAAGCTATTAGTGCAAAAATAAAATAAAATACATATCGATTGTATCTAACAAACCAGTTGATCATTTGTGTGACATAATGTACACAAAATGCAAGGCATGCTACTATTCCAAATAGTATGCCCACTCCCATTTTTAAATAAGTGTCCATGCTGAGTTGATTGATTGACCAACCACGATCGGTTAACAAATTGACCACTATGGCCTCACTTGGTTGTATGGCTACTCCAAATATCAACAATGGAAAAAGAACAGATATAACAGCAGCATTGTTTGCAGCTTCTGCTGAACTGATCCGTGAAAGTGCTGTACTAGAATTGATCTTAGATTCAACATAATGTGCAGTAGACGCACTTACAGTCACTCCAATCAAGGGCAACAACCCAGTTAAAAATCCAATAACAGTTCCACGTGCCATTACTGCTGCGGGCACTAGTTGTATTGGACGGGTAGTATCAACTGAACCAGCATCCGCAAGATTCATTTTGGACATGTCTGACATTGCTGCAAACAACATGGGGATAGCATATATGCCCAGCAACACAGGCAGAAACGGAAGTCCGCCAACTAAAAACTCAACTCCCATTGTGAGGATAGATTTGCCCAAAAACTGATTATACCCAATCAAACTACCCACAAGTCCTGCAGCACACAGCAATAAATTTGTACGGAATCTATTTCCGGCCCAGCCCAGAGCAGAAAATACCACCATGATCAAAATAACAAAGAAAACATCAGTGCGAAGAAATTGTCGAAACTCGGCACCAAACTGCATCAATATACCAAGCATCACTACCGATGCTAGCGTGGCAACAGCACTGGCCTGTCCAGTTCTGTATAATGCAGTCCATAACAGGTTGGAATTGATGATTTCGCGACGTTCTTTAAGCACTGGAATTGTCGTGACGTCTCCAGCCAAGCCAAGCCACAATCCAACCACACTTGAACTAAACTGTCCGCAAGTGATCATGGTGGCATAAAATGCAATCAAAGTATTGAATTCTAAATGTGACACAAATGGATACAACATGATCATCATCACACTGTCTCCTATTGCTGGCAGCATTCCTACTAGCAATCCCATTGGGATCGCAAGAAGCACTATAAAAAATTCCATCTGTTTACGCTAGAAAAATATGACTAAGCAATCTTGTCAATGTTTTGTCCAGGACGATTCATGCGACGATTGATTTCGATGCGTTGAGCTTCTTCAACTTGGTGTTGAAATTTTACAAGAGCAGCTTCTTGTACTTTTTCTTGATGCCGTTGGTCCACATGCTTGACTTCTTGAAGCCGATGCAGTTGATTGTTGTATGCTGTGTCAATTTTCATACTGTTATTTACTAATCCATCAGTACCAGCTTTTTTATATCTTTGTGTCGGACCACTATGATGTTGTGTGTTCGATCTTCAAACCGAATTGGCAAATCCAAGTGTATTGAGACACGTGGACCAGTGTTGTCAATCACAGTGTCGTTGCCCACGCTGCCCACAAATGGTATTTTGTTCCAGTGTCCAAACACCCGATCGCCAATCCAGTACTTGGGTTGATAGCCAATGCTGTCAAAATATTCAGTTTGTTTGCCCATGATTGTAGTATATAGCAAGATCAAGTCTCAGTCAACACAAAACCCACCGAAGTAGGCTTTTAATCATGAGTTGTGCGATAACGATCTAGGGCTTTTGCTCGGGCTAGTGCCAATCTAACTAACACATAATCTGACAATTCATCTTGATCGTGATCACAATGATGATCACATGGTATCAGACTTGGACGACGATATGCAACTTGTAAGTCAGGAAAGTCTTCAAGTGCATCGTCGTCATCGTCATCTAAATCAGATGGATTACTTCTTTGCAGGCTCAGCTGTTTTTGCTTCGACCTTGGCAGCAGGTGCTTCACTTTTGACAGGCGTTGCCTTTGCTTCTACCTTGCAGGTCTTGTCTTTAGCAGGATCACACTTGGCTGTAGCGGCTGGAGCAGCAGCGGCGCTGGCAGCAGGTGCAGCAGTCTTAGCAGGCTCAGTAGCGAAAGCAGCAGTTGCTACCAAAGTAGCGATAACAGTAGCGATTGTTTTCATTTGAAGGTTCCTTTAGAGTTAATGAAATTTATGTTTGACATCATCTTTGAGTTTACAACGACATGTGCGTTTTTCGTCACAATTGGATAATCTCCAATCATAACTGGTAGGCAAATACTGTTCCTGAAACGGTTCAGTTTTATCTTTCTTTGTGTCATCGTAGTCAAGTTGATTATTGTCTTGCATACATTTATAACGCCACAGCAGGACAATGCGTTGACACAACCTAATAAAATTTTACTCTTTCTTGAATTTAAATCCTTCGCCCACGCCTAACACACAGGCTATCTTTTTATCAAATTGAACCACAGTCCAAGTTTGGGTGTTGTTGTTTACCATAACTATAGTGCTGGTTTTGCTGGTGTCATTGGTGCCTACCCAAAGTGGATGTTCTTCAATTTCTTCACCAATCAAGTTGGCGAGAATGTATTTGGTCTCACCGCACTGAATAGTGGTTTTACTTTCAAAGAGTTGGGCGTTGGTTAAGGTGCTGGTCCAGCAGAATAGGAACGCCAGTGCTTGTTTGTTCATACTGGCTCCTTTGTAGATATTTATTGCAGCCAAAAAAAAGCCCACCGAAGCGGGCTTGGTTGTTTCTGTTACGAGGTATTTCCTACCCTAGGCAGCGTTTAGGCGGCCAATGCGAACAGTTCGTCGTTTGCGTTTACGGTTTTTCTTCTTTTTACAAGGTTGCTCTTGTGCTGTCCACTCTGTTACTCTTTGCCCTGTCGAAACTATGCAGGCCCATCAAAAGCATACTATTTTAGTCTGAGCGCATCACATGCGACTTTTTGACTCAACGACCTAGTATGCTTATGGTGGACCTGGGAGGATTCGCACCCCCGTCCAGAACACTTTTCTCTTTGCTTCATACAGCAATAACTCTTACTTATCACCAAGTTTTCCGAGCGATCCAATGTTGTATCCGTTGTACTCGCCACGCTAGTCCCCGGGGCAGTGTGAAAAATATCTTTGTACCATTAGGTGTATACATGGTTTTACCATCATTGTCAACTCCCATTAACCCAATAAACATATTATTCCCTTAAGAATGAATTTTATCGTTGATAGCAATTACGCTCACGATAAATCTGACCATCAGATTGTAAAATCTCTTTCCACGCTGTGCAAATGGTCTGCGGCTGTGTTTGTACAATCACTTGCTCACGTTGAACAACAACTGGTTGTGGTTGATTGGCATTGGCAATCACGGCTCCGGCAATACCACCAATGATCAGCGGAGCCACCCAATCGTTACGTTCAACAACAACTGTGCGAGGTTCCCAATGACGATGCTCATGCCGCCATTGTGCTTGTGCTGCGGTTGCTGTTAACAATGTGATTACCAATAGTAACTTTTTCATAACTTATCTCCTATACAGTATATAACGCACAAGACATGCATTTGGTTGACATCATTGAATAAATTGATACCTAAGTTTATATTTTTGGCTCATCAATTTTCATAAAGAATTTTCTAATCAATGGTGCCCAAATATCCTTGACTTGATCGTTTGAGTAATCTATTAGATTGCCTCGATCGTGATGCTGTTTGTGAAGAAAAATAGGATTGACCCACTTTGCCAAAAACACATTGTCAAATGCATTGTGCTGATGCCCAGTATCATTTTTAGTGGTATGTGCAAATGCATTCACATAGAATCCTGAGTTGACTGCCAGCAAAGAAGCCAACAACACAATATATCCCACAGTGGGATTGATAGCAAACAAACACAAATAAAATACCATTGGCACAGCCGGCTCGTATTTTCCAAATGGTACCATCCAAGGATATTTCCTTACCAGATCTGCAATTACCAAATGGTCACGATATGTTGGCTTAAATTTTATCATCCATCCAATGTACGCATGGAATATACCATCTTGGGGGTTGTGCGGATCACCTTTTTGGTCAGAATGTCTATGATGTATTCTGTGTACCATTGCATACAACAACGGATCTCCAAAAAAACTAATTGAAGATAAAAATGTAGCCAAATACGGATACCAGGGTCGTGGAGTAAACGCATTGTGTGAAAATAATCTATGATATCCTATGCTTGACCCAATGTGATGTAATGGATAAAACAAAATTATGCCACAAACTATTATCAATGGCCATTGGTCACTGGTCAATAATCCATATCCCAAGATCAAATGGAATACTGCTAGAATGAATAATTTTAAATATGCATGCATGTCTATGTTCAATTAAATGTTATATGTCCAGTGGCATACAGAACTGCCATCACAGGGCCTGCAATATGTTCGCCAATTTCGTACAATGCCCACACTGTGAGCGCCACCGCCCACCAGGGATTTGATTCTGCTTTTTGTCCCAACCACATGAAAAATCGTCCATGCGCTTGACCAATTTTGTTTGCTAGTTTTACTATCATTGCAATTACTTGCTGCGCTTACGCACATAGGCTTTGGCAGCTCTTTTGGCCATGGTTTTCAAGCTCTTGGCTCGTGGGGTTGTTGTTTTACGTGTTGCCATAATGTTACCTCTTTAAAAAAATATTTAGCTAACTTTGTCATCGTATGGTTGTACAATCCAGCCAATGGCAAATAAATCTTGACGGATTTCATCTGTCACCACGCTCTCACTCACGTAACCTTTGGTTCCGTCAGCATCACCGTTGCCCAGCCCATCTCCTATGCCCGAACAGTACCAGTCCATGTAATCGCCTTCGTTACGCAAACGAGAAATTAGGCCGCCGGCGCCGCGCCAACTGCAAGACCAGTATTCATCTTTAAGCAAGGTCCATACTTCGTTTTTTTGAAACACATTGTTGCACATGGCTGCGTAGAGATTTTGTGCGTAGTTTTCACTGTCCTGCACTTTTTGCAACATCCAGTCACATGTTCGAATGTCCTGTTCCAAATCATGGTCAGACGGTGTCCTGTTCCGAGTCATGGTCACACAGTTGATTGTTTTTGTAATACATCTTTAACATAATCTGCTACGGATTGTACTGTAACAAATATACTCATAGCAGTTTCACGATTGGGGATGTTCAATTCAATGCCAAATTCGTCTTCGATGCTAAAAATGATTTCTGCACGATCCAAACTATCTGCATTTAAATCTGACAGATTATCAGTCAATGCCACTGGCTCATCAAGCCGCATTTCACTGGTGATAATTTTTACAATTTTTTCTTCAATTTCAGTCATACTATGGGTCCTTTAAAATTATATAGCCTAGCGTTTCCAATGGTCAAAATTCTTATTAACCAACTGTTCAAATTTTAAAATGTTTGCATTGATGTTTACAATATCCTGGGTAGAAAACTCATAATGTATAACCGGTTCTTGATCGGTACGAATACTGCTCCGTCTAAATCCAGTAAGGTAATTCTGACTAGATGCATTCCGATAAATCTGATCTATATTATTGGGAATCACACACGGTATCTCAAACCAATTATATACATTGGTAATAAATTCTTGTTCATTGGCAACTAGATCATCAAAGTAGAATATTTTAAAAGGTTTAGTAAGTAATGATTGCAGTCGAGAAATATGCTTGCTATAATCTGAAAGAGCTAAAATGGTTAATTCATTCCAATCTTGAGGTAACCCAAACATGTAGAAGCTATCTATCATATCGTATGGATTTCGAACACAGGTAAAAAATTTTGTAGTTACCAAATCTGCTGACTTAAAAAAATCATCATCAGTTCCAAAGTTTGGTAATATCACCCCTGGATGCATATTGATGCTATAATCAAATTTATCAAAAGTTTGTTTATATTGAGCCTCTGTCAAATATAATCCCTCTTTTGGTACAGAACTGGTGCATGCCTGCAGATAAGGATGCTGTTGGAATACCTCGTGCAAAAACGTAGATCCCGATCTTGCATATCCTAAATATTGATAATGGGCAATTTTCATAAATTTATAATCTGGTCCGGCGTAACAGAATCGAACTGCTATTTAGGGAGTAGAAATCCCCTGTATTATCCATTATACGAACGCCAGTTGTTTGGTGGGACCTGTGTGATTCGAACACACCACCCAGCGATTATGAGTCGCTTGCTCTAACCTAATGAGCTAAGGTCCCTAAGCTATAGTATAGCAGGAAAACTATTTATGGTCAATCTACAATTGCTCGAACTGCAATCGCCCAACACATACCACCATCATGAGTGGATGAAACACTGCAATTTGCGCTGGTTGGTTGTCCATTTTCATCATTGATGACATTTTCCAAAATACCGCAGCATTTGAATATGGCTTCTTTGATTGCCCAACGTGAAGCTAGGTATTCAGGGCGACGACGACGTTGAACCCATTGTGTGTAAACTTGATCGTTGAAAATTCTTTGAACTTTTCTGTCCGGCCAATTTTGAAATCTTGCCACAGCAATTATATCACAACCTATATTCATTTAGATACTCTTTAAATATTTTAAGAAACGTTTCAAATCCCCATACAACGCATACATGGTGGCTTCCTGGCTGCCATACATTATTATTTGAGGCTGTTTTTTAGCCAACATTTTTTTGCCCATTATGATAAAATACGGACAAGAAAGTTTGTTGTTTAACAATATCAACTGTCCTGGCCCTATTGCAAAATCAGTATCAAATGACCAAGATTCTATTTCCAATTGATTCATGATTGCATATCCTTCCCAACTCAATCGTAACCCACTATCTTCTCGAATATCTTGCCACCATTCTTTCATGGCCGTGTCTTCAGTTGGCCGGTCATCATCGGGCAATTGTTTCAGCAGTTGCTGAGTGTAATAGAGTTTATGTGACATCGGGGTATACTTGTGACCCCTGAGTTAGCAAGACCACTGTGAACTTGTCAGTCTTGAATTGAGTATTGAGTTTGCGGGCCAAATTCTTAGCATGTCCTGGATTTGAAAAACTTACTTTTTTGTACTTGGGTCCGGGGTACTGTGTGAGCATGTGACTGGTTTTGAGATTGATGGGTTTGGCATCATAAAACACTGCCCACACTCCTTCACTTGCTAAAACTTGTTCTGTTTTGTAAGTTACTTTATTGGTGTGTTCAATTAACACCTGTGGACGTGGCCTGCTCATAGCATTATTTATCACATAATCTATGCAGATTTAAAACTTCCACCATCAAGTTCTATTGAAACAGCTTCGTTTTTGCTAGCAGCAGGAGCTCGCATGGTTTCCAGAGTCAGCAGCAGTTTGGTTATGTCTGCATGCAGATCTTTGGCATCTCTCATGGTCATGGTAAAATCACGTTGATTGCGCGATTCGTGTGCTTTGATGCTATCTACAAAACGATTTATGTGCAAGCTCATACTAGTTCTTTCTCAAAAATTGTTCCAGATCAGGCGGTGTCCATCCTTCGGGCTTGAGCACTTTGCCATCTTCACGTTTGCGTACCTTGCCAGAGTCATGATCAATTTTGGCAAAGTTACTACGCATGACTTCAATCCAGGCACGTTCGCCATCAGCACCCATGCTGTGTATGGCACCAATTGTGACAACTAGGATGTCAATTAATGCATCCAGTGTGTCTACGTCGGTGTCGGCGTCTTGTAGTTCTTGAAATTCTTCTGCAATCAAATTGATGTACATGTCAAATTGTGCTTGATCTCCCGTGACACTTTGGTCACAAGCCAGCATGAATTTTTCTTGGTCTTTGAATGGGTTGAGTATCATGGTGTTCCTTTAGCAACAGCTTCTTCTTTGTTGTGATACGGGCCTTGATAGCTGTATCGTTGTAGTGTGATCAGTTTGGGATTCTGTACCATCTTCCAGGCGCGATGTTTTTTGACATAGTACCATCCAGCAGCAAACCAACTCTTGCTGTTTTCTTCTTGTGTGAACAGCGGCAATCGATGTTGTATATCCCACATGGCATTGAATACTTTTTGTCCAGTGTCGTATCCATACACTTGATTTTCTGGATTGGGTCGGACTTCAACAGCCGGTACAAACTCAATGTCTCGATCCATCATCTTGATGGTCTTGTATTTTTTTACTGTGTTGCTGATTTTGACAGTATAACCATCGTCCTGTGCTTCAATTTGCCCAACCTTGCGATTGTCTTTTTTAAGTATCCAATAGCGGTCAGCTATTACTGGCATTGCTAATATCATCTAGTTCTCCTGTGTATGTTTTGTTCAACCAGCGACCAATGCTGTCTGCAGATTCGCTGAGTTTGACCAAATCGTATTTGCCGCAAAATCGCAAGAAATGTGTGCCCACCTGTCCCACATCCTTGTGACTGATCTGTTCACGGATGGCTGTGTCTACCAACAGTTTGATTTCATTGGGTTGAGCAGTAAGATCAATCAAGGTGCGATTGCGTTCGTAATCGTCTAGCACACGATGTTCAGCACCTTTGTGGTCGGTCCAACGTTGCAACATGAGATTGTTCCAAGAATATCCGCGTTTGTCTCGATCAGCAAACGCTTCACGGAGACCAACTTTATTCTTTGTGCCTTTTTCACGAACTCCTGGATATGCACTAAACACATTGTCTGAGCTGTCGCCACGCATGCACTTCTCAAACAGCAGCCAGGCCGGATCCGGGATGGTCTTTGGCTGTTTAGTTTTTTTATCGTTAACAGCGTTACCCTTAGCATCAAATATTCCTTCCAGTGTGATCAGTTCGTCTGTGATGCCATTGAACTGCTGAACATTGGGTGCGATCAGTTGCACAAAATCAGTGTCTGAACTGACCACTATGTGTTCGTCTTGGGGGTGCAATGCAATCCATCGTGCAATCACATCATCTGCTTCGGCCTGGGCATGGCGTATAACACTGCAATTGGTCTTGTTGCTCAGATATTGGGTCAGCTCATTATAAGTTTCCCAAAACAGCTTGTCTTCCTCAGCTTCAGTCTCGGTCATCTTACCACGTGCCACAGCACGATTGGCTTTGTATGGCTTGTAATGGTCTTTGCGCCAGCTGCGTCCTTCTAGTGCGAATACCACATGATCTGCATCAAATCTACGAGCCACTTTGTTTGCTGCCATCAATGTGACGTGCAATGCAAACCCCAGTTTGGTCCACGAATCAGATGCTCGGTGAGCGCTGTGCCGCGCACGAAAAAACATGTTAGCTGTATCAATCAGTAGATATTTCATTGGGCACAATCAAGTTGTTATCATTAATGTATTGTAACACATAATTGGCCCAAAGTCTATGACTTTTGGCATCAAAATGGTAACTTTTGGCATTAGAATACGTGCCACCGTTGTTTATTAACCAATTATGGTAAGAATGCGCTTGAGAATACGGATGTATATAACTTGTACCCCAGTCTTTTTGGTCTAGCAATGATATATCGCTAAAAGTGCTTTGCCCATTAAAAAACAAATGCGGTATATCTAAAGATTCAAGATATCGGTGCATAGCCCAAATTTTACTATGGGCTTGCTTTGTTTTAATTTCCCAATTGATATTTGTTATGTATTCTTTGTAACGGTCAACCAATGCAGGTGGAACACTGTCTACACCTGAAGCATTAACTTGATACCACGCACCTTCGTGAAACCATTCTTCTCGTTCCCAGGTGGTCCACTGTAAAATTATAAAAATATCAGCCAATTGATCAGGATTATTATTAATCCAATCTGTAGTAACTCTAATAGTACGATCATTACTGCCACCCGAACTTGCTTGGCAAATCAATTTGATATTTAATGCAGTTGCTATACGTTGGCCATAGCTCACTGCTAAATTTCTTGGGTGAGGTTCGGTGTTTCCATGTTCCCAATATTTGCCATCATCACACGCCCAACCCCATGGACCGGCAGCTTCTGCAGCCGCAGAATGACTGCATCCATTTACGTACAATATCATTTTTGTGCAAGCACCTTGTGACTCTCGGCTGCGACCACACGTCGTCGCAGGCTTGAACTGGAGAATGAATGATCACGGCTGTTGAATATCAGTTTGATATTACGTTTGAAACATTCTTCATCACCTGAGAATTGTTTATTTTCATACTCCACACCCAAGATACGTACATCTACAGGCAAGATCAACAGCAAGTCACACAGGTCTTGTTCAGTTTGATACACCACAACTTCGTCCACATAACGGCATGCAGCCAATTGTATTTGACGTTCTACAATGCTTTGCACAGGATGATTTTTGGTATCTGGTCGATCTATTGTGGGATCAGTTTGCAAACCCGCAATCAAGTAGTCACAGTGATTCTTGGCTTCACTTAACATGGCAATGTGGCCAGCATGTAACATGTCAAATGTACTGAATGTGATGCCAATGCGTTTGCCTTCAGCTTTGAGTTGTTTGATGTGATTGAATATCATGATATCTCGCTTCGGCCATCGCCGATATTTCTTGACTGTACATACACTCCGGAATTCTTGATAGCTTGTTCTTGTTCCCATGTTTCCATGACCACATGTCTACATACATTTTGGAACCAACGGTCCACTATGTCTGAATCAGCATCATCTTTTTTGATCATGTATCCTGCCTTGACCAGTCGTGCCACGAAGATCTCATTCCAGTCTAATTCAAATGCACCTTGATGCAAATTGTTGGGATCCACATCCATCCGCAACACAGCTACATATGGCTCGTTTGCTTCGGTAGCCAGTTGTTTAGCAGACTTGGGTTCTTCTTTAGGCGCTCGAACTTTAGGTACCACTGGTGCTTTTGGCTCTGGCACCTGTAGTGGTTTTTTTCGAAAAATATCAAGTAGTCCCATACTAACTCCAGTCAGTCAGCGGACCAGCACCAGGATCCATACCAAAGTGTTGCCGGATCATGCTGGCAGCACCTGAGCTGGTTGTTTGAGTAGCTGTGCCTTGTTCGCAAATGTCAATGCATTCGTTAACAATCAATTTTGCAAATTGCTCTTGCATTTGTGGATTGATACTAGGATAATGACTACCGCCAGCTTCAAGCTGAAATTTTTTAAGCAGTTCTTTGTTCATCTAATTTTCCCCATTTAATTTTTAACCATATTCTTTCATGAATATAATAATCTATGCTCAACAAAACATGTAACACTGTGGCAAATCCTGTTGAGGATCCTAGGTCATGTGTGAATAGATATGTCCAAAAAATTGTAAACACCCACGCAGTTAATCTATAGGTAAGCATTCTTACCACTGTTCGTTTTTTGGTTTCGCTCATGTCATGATCCTTGATCTTCTATTATTTCCATCCAAGTATGGTCGCCCATGTACTTTACTTGTGCCACATACTCATAATCTTCCGGAGCACTACTGCTCCAGTTAGTTGGTCCGTTATGAACCAGCAACATTTTTTCTAGTCTTTTTTCCCAAACTAACCAGTAGCAGTTGCCCATTACCAGTTTGAACTGAAACTCTGCTCCGTGTACAGCATCTGTTATTTCTAATCTACGTTTGATTTGTCTTGCTTGGTCTTCCAACACATGAACCAAGGTCATTATACGATCATACTCTTGCTGGGCATACATCCTAGCATGATTGATCATTAGATCTTTTTGCTCAGTGACCGGAATCAAATCAAACTTAGGACCACTGCTCTCGGTAGCGTAAGGGGTAACATTTCTATTTAAAAAAGGAACAAGCGATCCTGTACTGGTACTATCGTAACTGTTGCGGCCTTTTATTATATTTGACTTGTCGGCCACTTCTTTAGGTGCCCCATTCGTTTTTAAACAACGGCACCTGTAATCGATCACTGTAACGCCAACCTTTACGCATGGCCAATAGTGCTACATTCCGGTTGTTCAATGCATACACACTTTCAACACCGCCAATGGGCATGATATAAACATGTCCAGTAAACCCAACTTTGCGATATTCTTCAACTGCACGTTCTGCATCTGCTAAATCTTCTTCAGTGGCAATCACAAACTTCAGATATGCCGTTCCGTAATCTTCATAATCCAACACAGTCTTAGGACGGATAGCATCTTTCCATGGCTCACCACTCACAGGCAGTTTGGCACTGACACTGAATGTGATCTCTCTACGGAAATCATAATAATGATGACATTTCCATGTATGCAAATAACCTGCAAATTTTTCTGTTAGTTTTTGGGTACCATTGGTCTCAAAGGTGATCTCTTTGAGTCCTGCCATTTTGGGATGATCCAGCAAGTCTGGAAATTGTCGTTGCCATCCCAGCAATGGCTCGCCACCTGTGATCACAAGATGCTCATCACGCCACTCACCATGCGGAAGTATTTCCATAATGCGTTCTACAATTGCATCTGTAGTCAGCATTGGGCTTAGGTCTTTAAACCGTGGATCCCATGATGCATAACTATCACACCCTGTGCTTACTAATGGTAATTCGTTGTACGTGCGGAATTTTGCAGGGTCAATAAATTCTGCTTCCGCACTCGATTCACCACGCGGCATACCAAAGCCTGCACATTTGAAATTGCAACCAAATGTGCGTAAGAACACACTGGGCACACCCATGTATCTGCCTTCGCCTTGTATGCTGTAGAATAGTTCTGCTATTTTAATTTTGCTCATAATCTTGTTACCTTGGTCATTCCTGAATATCTTGGATCTTTATTTAGATTGATACTGGCTTCGTGCATTTTAACACGAGTTTGTGGTTTTGTCACCCAACCTGGCAATACTGCATCCAAATAAGCCAAATGTTCTTCCGGGCTAGGGTGTGGGTCAGGTCCAGGTTTGGGCCAGTTGTTTTTAAAAACTGTTTTATCGTATCCGGGTAAAATGCAATCTAGTACATCACTATACAGTCGCATGACATCACGATATTGACTCACATTGTCGTTGTCATTGGGTCTTGCCATGATCTCAACCATGCTTAAAAATTTCCAATTGACACCAAGTCGTGATTCTAACAATGTTTTGACAGCTTTGATATACGCCAAATCTCGTATTAAAAATCCTCGCTCATCAATGTGTGAACGAATATAGTCTGGATGATATACTGTTTTGGCAAAATATGCATTGCCCGGAGTATGCCAACGATGGTCTACATATCTATCTTCTCGATCTATGCTGGTCCAACACACAACCACAGTGTCTCCAGGGCCAAACGTATGGCGTTGATCACATTCCATTACTGAATTGAATATGTAGTGATTTCCGCCGCCAGCTTGCCCCCAATTCTGTGTTTGGTCAAACTCGGGCTCCAAACAATCTACCCAAGTAGGCCAACGATAGTTGGTAAAACTGCAACCAAATGCAAACAGTCGTTTCATGTTCTCCGGGCTTTGACCAACAAATGCCAACCAAGATATTCTTTGATGGCATCTCGCATTTCGGCGGGCATGGCTTCAAACCAAGGTTCTAATTCATATCTACCTTGCTTGTAAGCTGGCACATTGTACATAAAACAATGTGCTTGACGCAAACGTTCAATATGGAATTGTTCACCTAGTAACTCATATACCTCTTCATTGGTATAGGCCTTGGCATATGGACAACCATTTTGTGCTTCAAATTGATCTAGACCTTTACGTATCATACTGTATTTCCAGGAGTTCTTGGCGTACACTAAAAATCTAAATTCACCGTTAGGCACCAATACGTCATATGCATTTTGTATCATACTATTAATGCGTGGAAAATGATGCATGACTCCACAACTGTATACCAAATCAAACTTACCCAAGCCTTGATATACCGCAGGATCACTAGCATCACCACAGATGAATTGACCTTCTAGACCTTCAACTTTGAATCGTTGCTGAGCCAATTCAACAGTCTTGGGACTGATATCAATAGCAGTGTAATCTGCACCGTATCTTGCAAATTCAGCAGCATCAGTTCCTATACCGCAACCAATTTCTAACACACGTTTGCCTTGCCAAAGATGAAACCCAGCAAATTCTCTCATGTGCGATTCCACGCGATATCTACGTTCGGACACTTGCTGATAAAACTCCAATGTTCCTACTTCGCTAGTACCATGCAAGATATTACAAGGTTGATTGTCCCAGTAGCGTATGATGCGCTGTTCAAGATTTTCGTCAGTCATTAATTATCCTTCTATGATAGATCGTTTGATCTCCATGCTCCATTGTGATTGTTGATGATTTACATCATTGATCTTGAGTTTCTCCCAAGGATCTTGTGTACCTCTAAGTACATTTTTAAAAAACTCAGTACTCATGCCAATACTTTCCATGTATGCAGCAATTTTCCTACAATCGTTGTATCGTAGTTCTATCACATCCATGTATAAAAAATCTCTAGGGTCTTTGGGATTGCCTTCGAGCATGGGTCTGTTGTTAAAAGTAGCATCTTTATTTTTTCCTGTGAGATCGTAACGTTCATGTACCACATTGACTGGTATACGTTCAAACACATCTAATATGTAGGCTTGTTGACTCAACCATGCATCGGAAATTTGATGTGGGCAAAGATATCCTAGCAATTCTAACCACTTGCGTGGTACTATAGGAAATATACTGTAAGGATGCAAATTATGTGTGCAAAAAGCCAATAGTTTAAATTGGCCGTCATGTTTCATAATTTCACTATCCCATGCAGGCGTCTGCATTACTGCATCGTCATTCCAAATGATATACCAACGAGATTTGACCATCCGTGCCATGGCATTCACATATTCGTTTAGCCGAATATACCCCATGGGTTCAAATTTCATTGCAGTATAGTTAGCTCTAATAGAATCCAACCAAGGTTTCAAATTGTTATTGAAATAATCTGTGCCCACTTGATCGTCCTGATCAAATCCCAGCATTATGTGTATTGATTTTGGGTTGGCTACATTATCGTAAAGTGATTGTACACTTCGCCTCAGTGCAGTAGTACGCCCTCGTGTGGGCAACAGCACACTGATATCATACTTAAATTCAGTATCCATAACTTCTCTCGCAATTATTTTTATGCTGTGATAGCGCGAGCACTGGCTTGGCCGCGTTTGGCTCGGTTAATTACTTTCACAGCATCGTTTACAGTTTCTACCATGGCTTTGCCAAAGTTTCTACGACGAGCAAAATAAAACAGTTCAAGGAAACGAGCAAAACTCATGGTCTTGTCTTCGGGGAATTCCAAACGATACACACTGGGTTCTTCAACCAAGTCATGATCAAATGTAAGGTATTCCCAGATGTTGTAATCCAGTTTCATATCTTCAGGGTAGGTGTTCATAGCATCGTAGGCCACTAGATATCTGCGTTGAAATTTCATTATATTATCTAGCAAGTTCTTGGGCAAGTCGTATCTAGCCATAAATCTTTCTAGCACATCAAAAATATTGCTGTATTGTTTTTCTAGATGCATATTTAATATGGTGCGATGTATGAGATTCCATCCGTGGATTTCTATACCAATGTCGGGATGATCAATTTTTCCACGAGTCATCCAGTTTGTGTAGTACATGCGTACCTGTTCCTGCTCGTGATATAACCAAGGATCAGATTGAATAAATTCAAACAGGTCATCGTAGAATTCGCCGTAAGGTACATTTAAATATTTGCGTACCAGTCTTGACAACAATGTGCTAACGCCATTCACATGGAACGTGTTAATAAACCACGAGAAGATGTGTGCATCTAACATGCGATCAAACGGCATATCTTTGGTGCCGGTGATAATGTCAATGCTTTCAATCACGTGTTCATTGCTGTAAGATCCAGAAAAGTAGTCAGTAACTGGTTGACTAGAAATCTTAAACAATTTCTTTTGTAACAGATTCATCTCGGCATTTTCCAGCAACTGTGCTTGAAACACAGTGAGCCCAGTATGATTACCCATGTCAAACAAAGTCCAAAAATTCTTTTTCCAAGAGTCAAGACTTTCACCGGGCAGTCCTAGAATCAGTTCTGTGTATGTGGGAATATTACGTTGTTCGCACAATTCAAACACTTCATTGAGTTTGTTCATCTCCATGTTCTTACGACGAATATTTTCCAACACATCCAAATCTAAACTTTGTACACTTAGTGTTAGGCCTTGATTGAAGCCACGTGCGTCAAGAAGTTTTTTAACAATGTCAACTACTTCTTTCTTTTGATTCTTGGCCCAGGCCACACTAAATGTTCTTGGAGATCCGTATTTTTCTTGACACTCAATGATTTTGTCTGCAATCATGCTATCTCTTTCGGCAAACATACCAAAGTTTGCATCAGTAATTGAGATGAAGTCGAAGTTGTGTTGGGCCATCCATTCTAATTCGTCAAACACACGTTGCAATTCAAATTTCTTGACCTTGTTATAGGTCAAACTACCCCAGTCACAGAATGTGCAAGCAAATGGGCAACCACGACTGGTTTCCAAAGTACCTTGCCACGTGATGCCAGGATTGTCTGCAATCAATTGATCAAACACTCCGTTAAGATATGGACTAGGAACTTGATCTAATGTTTCGATGCGTTTAGCATCACCGGTGTTGACCGCTTCGCCATTGCGATTGATCAACAGTCCCGGAATGTGATCAAACTGTTTTGACTCGTATGCCAACATGAGATTGCGAAATGTAATTTCGCCTTCGAATGTGATCACAATGTCCATAAACGGATTTTTACGGAACAAATCAGGATCTGTGATGGCTGGCTCGGGCCCACCAAAGATAGTCATTACATTGGGATTGATTTCTTTAACTCTGGTAGCAATAGCATAATTGTAGTTGTGATTCCACACATAAGTGCTGAATGCCACTATGTCATTTTGTGCCAATCGTTGTGCTATGGGTTCAATTTGATCTCTTTTCCATACCCATTCTGTCAATTCAAATTGATCATTTACTGCCGGATCAGCAATGGCGTAACTCCAAATTACTCCTGCTGAGTACGGTAGGTAGTATGCATTAAGCTCTTTAGGGCCCTGTTGGAAATTGGGCTGTACCCAAGCAATTTTGTGTTTCATTATGTACTTATTGATTCAGAACTAACCGGCTTGCCAAAGTGTGGATTACTAAATTGCTTCATTTGGTTGTTAGGATCATTTTCTAGTAAACGTTGCCACGGTTCTTGAGTACCGCGGAATACGTTTTCAAAATATTCAGTGCTTTGCCCGTGTTGTTGCATGTACATGGCCAATTTAGCACAGTCGCCTTGCCGGATTTGAAGATTTGGTAAACTGTGAAAATCATTTGGGTCCAACGGTTTACCTTCTAGGATATGCCGGTCTAAGAATGTAGCATCGCCATTATTGCCAGTAAGATCAAATCGATCATGTAACACATTGACTGGGATTCTGTGATAGATATCTAATAGATATGCCTGTTGGCTTACCCAACCATCTTGTGTGCTATGCGGAGAAATATATCCCAGCAAGTCATACCAAGCACGAGGTATAGTTGGAAAAATGCTGTAAGGATGCATGTTATGAGTGCAAAAGCCCAGCAATTTCAAATGCGGACCAGTATGGCTCATGATCACACTGTCCCATCCTTGGGTTTGCATTACAGCATCATCGTTCCAGATCATCAACCATTCGCTGTTGGATACTTTGGCCAATGCATTGTTGTATTTGTGCAAATTCACATAGCCCAACCGATCAAATCTCATGGCAACGTATGTAACTGATTGCAAATCCAGCCAAGGCTGCAATGTTTCTTTGAAAAAACTTGTGCCTATTTCATCATCTTTGTCAAATGCAAACATCAATTGCAATTTTTTAGGATCATCTGCTAGCTCTACCAGACTTCGTATACTACGATCTAGACTGGTAGTGCGACCACGAGTGGCCAGTAGCATGGCTATGTTATAGCGAGGTTTAGTCATTGAATTCGTTGTCCTCTCTATGTCCTTGACGCCCTGCCATGTTTGAATCTGTTTCGCGCACTTCTACTCTGGTGCACCAAACTCGTTGAGCTTCCTCGCTGCCGCAGTTGGGCAAAAAGATTGTGTTAATGTATTCATACAAGAAGTCAGCTATGCCTTCGCAGCCGGTGCGTTCTACTTCAGTAATCTTGGCCAGTTTTAGTTTGCCCAAGTTTAACAAGTGTTCACGCATGGGATCGTCTTGTGCCACTAGCAATGTATGGTCAAACCATTCTTCTAGTTTTTCTTTAAGAGGCTTTAGTCCACCAAAGTCAGTAACCCAGTTACGTGCATCCAAGGTGTCTGCTTCAAATTCAAAGTGAAAGCTCATTGCATATCCGTGTATTAGATTGCAGTGGCTGTCCGCACGCCATTGGCGATATGCCACAGGGCCAATTTGCCTGTAAGTTTTTGTACTGAAATATTTCTTTGCCATGATTTTCTCCTATGTTAGATTATAGCATAGGCGGCGGAGTTTGTATAGCGGGACGATGCCGATAGGCCGCTGTATGGATATTTATTCTTTCTCAAACACTAGTCGAACATTACCGTCCATAGAGTCGTCAATGTGTTCACTAAAATCTACATCTAAAATTATGTAATTGATATTGAGTTTTTCTAATACGCTCAATACATATTGTTCATAATCATGCCTGGTAGGAGAAGCATCGATATGTTTTTCTAAAAATTCACGAGGAGTGAGCTCAATCATGCGAGACATATTAAGTGATAAAAATCCCCGCCCATTAGGTTTTACCATAGATGCAAATCCTGTTACCGTTTCTTCTAATTTTGATAAAGGAATAAAATGTAAAGCACATATGGAAAATACCGATTCAAAATAATTCTGATGCCCTTTGATATAATCATCATCTACGAAATCATGAATGTCTGCATAGTTATCTATGTCGTGAGTCGGGCTGACGCCAATTATATTAGGTATGTAGCTCTTGAAGATATTCCACCCGCAACCTAGATCATAGATGTTGGTTGGGTTGGTTTCTAGTAATTTTTCTAAGTAATAAAATGCCACCATTGAGAATCGAGTTCTTTGCCGCCCGGCTATCTCTCTTGGTGTGGGACCGACGAAGGTTTTTGACCAAGTAAGCTGTTCAAAGTCTGATTTGATCTGATTAAAAAATTCCAATTGTTGGCAATAAGCACGACACTTTTGTTCGTTATATGGATTTATGTTATGCATAGAAATATTTATTCTGGCTGTTTATAACCAGTAGCTTTGTAGTTAGCTTGCCCGGGAATCACACCTCGAACACCACCAACAGGGTTTTCACAATCGCCATGCCGACGAGGAATCAAATGCACATGTGGATACATTACTGTTTGGCCAGCAGCAGTTCCAGAATTGAATCCAATATTGTAGCCATCGTATTCGCCACGACTAACCATACTTTCACCATAACGTAATGCACTTTCAAAGGCATCGTTAATCACTGTGAGAGTGTTATAGTTTGGTACAAACAACAAGTGCCCGGGTGTGACTGGATAACGGTCTCGAAATACACTAACATGAAAATCACAGAGGTCTTTGACTTGTTGATCCCACGGTGCTGCTCCAGCAGCATGTGCATCATCTAGTGTTTCGTGAGATTTCATTTTGTTTAATTTATTGTAGTGTTTGAGGATAACCAATTATATCGTCTGGGTCGTTTGCTAACATTTTTTTCTTGTCACGGAATCCTTCCAAGATCTCCTTTTCAAAGATCTCGCCCATCCGTTGTATATCATCTGCTGATATTTCTTGGCCCATATCGGTTGACATGTCTGCTATATTTTGAATAAAACTGGCAAATGCACTACCCAGATGATATGCGGCTTCGTCAATGCCAAATACTTGATCCTCATGTATCTGTAGATTTTTATTCAGAATAGAATATCTGCCGTGCAAAAACAACTGCATATCACGTTGAAAGGTTATTCCGCCATCACCCGCATACTTGTGTAATAACTCGCCTAACGATTTGAAAAAAAGTTTTGAGTCTTTAAAAAAATCTGATTCCATGTTGTTCATAATTACCTCGGTGCAAATTCCTGTTGCAGTTTGATATTGTCAAAGAACTCTTTCTTGGTGCTTTGATCAGTTTGAAATGCACCTTTGAGCACTGTGGTCTGCGTGAGGCTTGAATGTGCCATAATACCTCGATTCTCACAGCAGCCATGCACCGCCTGGATATAGACTGCTACATCTTCTGCGTCGGTTGCCTTCATGATCGCTCGGGCAATGTCGTTGCAGAGTTCTTCCTGAAGAGTACCACGACGCGAGCACCATTGAGCAATACGAGTGTACTTAGACAAACCAATGAGCTTATTTGCGGCGATGATCCCAATATAAGCGACACCAGATACAGGCTGGTGATGGTGACTACACATACTGCGAAGTTCACTTCTGACCACCAACATGCCTTCATAACGGTCCTGCGAATCGTTTGGAAATGCTGTTGCGTCCGGTGCTGGTTCATATCGTCCTGCCATTATTTCATTGTAATACATCTTGGCCAAACGGCGTGCTGTGCCTTTTGAGTTGGGATCATTTTCACGATCAATCAGCAATGTGTCCAGCACCTTTTCAAATGCTTCTGTGGCTTCATTGATCAAATGTTCTCGATCGGATTCTGTAATGTAATCACTGATATTATCTCCAGCCCAAAATCTCTTACCATCTGTTTTCATTCGATCGCGCAATGCAGCACTGAGATACTTGCCAGTGGTACCTGGTTCTTTTTTTACATATAGTTTTTGTTCCATTGGAACAAATTCTTGATCTAGTGGAGTCAGTAGTGGATCTGGTACAAAGTCGGTCATGTTATTCTTTTAAAAATCCTGAAATTTGAAGTGTGTATTTGTTTTGCATTCCAGCATTGGCACTAAGATGTAATGGCTCGCTATCCCATAAAAATCCATCTCCTTGGTGCCAATCAGTGCTGGTTTGATAATTAGATTGTTCATCAATATATTGTATAAATTGTCCAACTTTATAATCTTCTAAGTATACATTGGCTCTCACCATTAGTCTAGTGTCATTGGGGAATTTTTCTTTTATTCGAAAGAATGTATCTCTGTGCAAAGGAATCACACAACCGGGAGGTTGGCAAATACTGCTCACACTGACCACCTCCATGTTCAACTTATTGCCCAGTTCCGCGTAATCAATCTGATCTGGCGTCCACCATAATTGGTGTATAATGGTATTTTCTAAACAGTAAGTGGTTGGAAATCCACCAAATTTTTCATGAATATCTGTTAGCTCATAAACTTGATGTTTGATACAACTGCCAGTGTGTTGGGTGTAATCAGCCTGTAAAAATAATTCAAAGTCTAAATCTAATTGATGTAGGTTTATTAGCATTCTATTGTTATCTTTCTTAAATCTGGATATTGTACAAACTTAGGCACTTGAGGATCAGTTTTGAATTGTTCTAATAATTCTAATCCGCGCACTGCATCTTCAATTGAGGGTTTGTAATGATACCCTATATGAAAAGTTTTTTGTGTTTCCCAGGGTATTGTATTTAGGTCACGGCCATCATAACGTTGTTTTATTATGGTACTATATGCTGCTTTGTTATCTAATAGTATAGCACCACCATGACCTACTTGTAAAGGTTTTCCATGGCCAAAACTTACGCATTGCATTTGTCCAGGCCGATACATGCCTGTTTCCAGTCGCCGGGCGCTGTCCCATACTCTGGTATACATAAAATTGTATTCGCCTATCCAAGTTTGTTCAGGTTCGTCCATATACACATAGTCGATGCCCAACTTGTGCATGGTCATTGGCACACTAAGATAAGTGTAAGGTGTCATTTTGAGACCACGCACACGATCATACCGCAGGCATAATTCAATTGCATGTGTGCAGCAATCGGTCATGATTGCATAAGGAGCACCAGTGAACTCAGCTAATGCTTTTTCAAACTCAAGAATTTTGTCGAACATACCAGTCCCAAGAATGTTGTATCATGTCATCCAATGAATATTTTCTCCAACTTCCATACTGATTAAATTTTTCTGAACTTGCAGTTAATATAGCTGGATCACCTTCACGTTTAGGTCCTGATCTAAAATTTAAAATTTGCTTTGTGATTCGTTGTGCAGCATCAATAATTTCTAAATTACTGATACCTTGATTGTTGCCAAGATTATACACACCAGCAGATACTGTGGTATCCAATGCTTTAAGATGTGCATTGGCAATGTCTTCTATATGTACATAATCTCTCACACATGTGCCATCATTTGTGGGATAATTAATACCACTAAGTACAAATTCTTGATTGTCTCTGATGCTTTCTAACACTCGTGAAATAATATGAGTGCCGCCAGGTTCACTTCCATGCCGACCTAGACTATCGGCCCCGCATGCATTGAAATATCGGAATGCCACATAGTCTAAGTTGTATGCTCGATGATAGCCGGCCAATACCTGTTCTATCATGCGCTTGCTTTCGCCATATGGATTTATGGGATTGCAAATATCTGTTTCAGTACACGGAATTGAAAACGGTTCACCATACACTGAGGCTGATGAACTAAAAATAACTCTAGTCTTGGGTAATGCAGCCAGCACAAGATCCAACATGTGTATGGTCTTGATAACATTGTTATGATAGTAGTCTGATGGATATCGGATACTGGGACCTACTAAATTGGTGCCAGCGCAATGTATGATAACATCGGGTCGAAACTGTATCAATTTTTTAGCAGTAGTATCACTGTCAAAATCAGCTAATACAAACTGATTGAATACTTCTTTGAGATGAGTTGGGCAAGGTCTACGATCAATACCCGTGACCTCGTGACCAGCATCTGTCAATGTTAATGAAATCTGGCCGCCAATATACCCAGCGGCACCGGTTACTACAATTTTTTGTTTCATATTATCCACACTCCTTGATGCATTTTGTATCGTTTAAATTGAGAGATATGTTTGACAAATCTTCTAGGGTTTGAAATTGTTCAATTTCAGAAAAATAACAGCATCTACTTAAAGCACCATTGGCTGAAATATATATGCTAGGCATTGACAAATGCATACAGTTTTTGGGCTCAGCTGTTTTTTTTATCGAGTCAATGTTGATAACTGATCTAAATTTAGTTGTAGGTAACAGATCAAATTTCTCTCCAGTTTTGTAGTGCTTTGCTACAGTTTGAGTTCGATAAAGTTTTGCCAATTTAAATTTTTTAAAATTTAATGTTTGGCTTAATTTCATACATTCCATCAGTTGATGCTCGTTATGCAAATATGGAATAAACTGCCAAGTTGCATACCCTCCGTTGCTGATAAAAGACTGTGCGTTCTCAATCACTTTGTTAAAATCTGTACCTTGACGATATATCTCATGAACACCGGCTAACCCGTCAATCCCAAACCAAACATCGTGCTCAACATGTTCTAATTTGGCTGCTAATTTTTTCCACCAATTGACACTTCTCAATCCGCCATTGGTATGAATCTGTATTTTTTTAGCATATTTTTTTGAAATGTCAATGATTTCATTGACATGCATTGATGCTATAGGATCGCCATAATTGCCACACAATTGAACACCATACAGATTTGGCAACTGCAAAATAATATTTTTAAAAATATCCGGGTCTAGATCTTGTTCAATCAATCCTGGTGCAAGACCAAACCCATAATTATTTCTTGAACAAGCTGGGCACCATGCATTACATTTTGAGCTAACTTCAGCATGCACCCATTTTACAACATCTGGCTGCATGTCATGATTCAATCTTTACAACTTGATATTTTTCGTGAGCAACATGATCGCGATATCTATTGCCAGCACGATTCCATTGTTCTCCTGTGCCTTGCAATATGTCCACCACACGATCCACTGTGCCGTTGTTCCAGTCACTAATCAATCCCATGTTGTGATGTGGGTCACGCAAGAGATTTTGCAGTTTGTGATAAGCATCATCTATTGACCAAGGAACGTAAAGCCGGTTTGGATCGTTTGCAAAAGTTTCGGGGAAACTGCGATAGGCAGGATAAAGCACATTGCAGCCAAGAGTGTCAGCCTCGGAAACTGTGTTAGAGACCCAGTCTTGTAAAGCACAATTAAACAACACACGAGTATTATTAAGGTGAGCATAGTATTCATTCTTGCTGATGTTATCGTAGATTTTTAACTTGCCGGCTGCTTCCATTGCTCTGGCACGGGTCACGTATTCAGGATTGTTGCTACGCAGTGGTCCACCAGAATAGATCACAAACTCACATGGTTCGCTTGTGAGTTCGCTATACATTTCAATCAGATCCATAAAAAAGCCTGGTTGCTTTTCTTGATCAAATCTTGCTGCAAACCCCACACGTCGTGGCCGAGCACCAAATGGTCGAATATTACCTGGTCCACCAATGCGTTCTAGTACTTCCGCCTTACCGAATGCAAGACCGGAGATGTTGTAGATAGGTGCAGTCCACCCTGCAATACGCATGTGAGCAACCATTTCTTCGTTGGTAGCCAACACGCCTGTTACAAACTGATTGACCATCTTTTCG